ACCACCCCGCCCACCACCTTGTCCATCATTTGATCGGCAATACCAACAATTGCCTTTTCGCCCACCATAGCTTGCTTAGGCACATCCGGTTCTGGGCATTCGCCAAACCGGAGAATCTCCCCGGTGGACTCGCTATAAACAATAAATCTAACGGCTCTCATATCGCAAACTTCATGGCTGTCATGCTGCGCTCTTTGAGTGTTCCAACTGCTAATCCATCTCCCAAATAATCATTCACATAGATGTAATACGTGAATGTCCCAACGCCAGGGCTGTCAACATAACTCCCTATGCACACTGGGCCAGGCCCAGAGGTAATTGGATACGCCACAAGGGTGGTTGAGCCACGCTTAATGGTAAACACATAACCCGCAGAATCCTCCGCAGCAACATCCCAATTAAGGACAACAGCCCCAATGCTCGAGTCAGTGGTGACTGTAAGTGATAGGCAAGCCTGAGGAGTTGTATTGACCGAAAACGTACTGCTGCTGCGTGCCCACTGAATAGACGTGAAGCCAGTCTCTATTGCATCCCATGACGATTTGGTTAGTGTCGATACGCGCACAAACCAATCAAGCCAAGCCGCCGAGTTTGGCGGGGACCATACCGGTGGGGGCGGGATATTAACCGGCACCAGCGGCTCCCGGGGAGCCTACCACATCGAGCTCGACTTCGATCAAGCGCAACTCTTCGTTGTGCGTGTGCGAAAGCTCCAGGGCGATGCGTTTGAAGGCGCCAAAGTTTCTCATGACGGCCGAGCCTGACAGAGACGCGGTCCTGGCGGTAGACCAATTTGCGAAGTCGTCCTTGGAGTAGCGCAGGGAAATATCGCCCGCCGCCAGGTCTGAAAAGACCTCTACTCGTGGCAGGAGCTTGATCCGACCGGTGCCGAAGTCCACCCACGGCGTTCTGGCCTTGACGGTGAAATTAGCTCCGTTGTCCTGCCATCCGCTGAGGGTGTAAATCTTCCCGTCGGCGTTCTGGAAGTAGACCGACATGCCGTTCTGCACAGCGTTGACATAGGGCCAGTAATTGCCGGACGGGTCTTGAATCTGAAACCACCGCTGGGTGGTCAGGTCGTAGGCCAGCGTGACGTTGGTGGTTGGCAACGTAAGCACGTAGAAGCTATGGCCGGCGTATTCAAATGTCATGGCGAAGGCGTCGGTCAGTGTGGCCCCGGTGATGATGCGCTCAATGGCTGGCCACCTTGCGCTGATTCGCTCCGGCTTCATCTCAGCAATAAGGTACACCGCCCCGCCATCAGAAACAAAGATTGGCATTTCCTTGATGCTGGCCAGCGTCCTGGCGTTGGCGCAGCCTATGGTAATCAGGCCACCCGTGACGGCTGTGAAAGCCGACGCGTTCACGTTCGCTGCGTCGTAGAACGGTTCAATTGTGTTCGTCCCAATTGCCAGGATGTAGTTCATGGTTCGCGCCAGGGCCACGCCGCCGTCCGAGTACGCTTCAGCATTGACCGTATCAGTAGAGGACCACGAGGTAAAGTCTCTGATGGCAGAGTGCGCCAGCACCCCGTTGGCCGAAAGCGTGCAAAGGTATCCGTCGATATGCACAAGACCGTGGACGTGGGCCTGATAGGCGCCGCCAGACACACTGGTCAATGACCAAGAGGTATCAAGCTGGTAACCGTTCGTTCCATTCGAGATTGCCAAATACTTTGTGGACGTGCCATACGCTGCCGCCCAGCACGGGCCCGAACCGGCAATTGCGTTTGTGCCTATCTCATACGCATTGTGGAAAAGCTTCGACCCAAACACGGAAACAAGCTGCCCATTCCAGTACCACATGCCGCGACATACTCCAGGCGTACCAGGGTTGGAGTACCCCTCAACGCCCTTGCGCTTGATTGCCGCGTAACGCCCGTCTGACAGCTGTTCCGCGTAGCAGTTGATGAGTATATCGTCCTCGGACATCGTCGCCTGACGCTGCCCGGTTCCCTGGATGATCGGGAGCTTCATGTCCACATCCCCGAGTTGATGTCGTACCTGGCGGACGAATCGTAGGCATTTGCCACGTCAGGGATCGTCGAGTTGACAGCCTTCAGGTTCTGCATGAGGGTATCGACAATGGCCTCACTTGTCGGGCTGGCCGGCACGGTGTACTCGGGCGCCAGCTCGATTGCCAGGGCGTGACGCAGGGCCCTGGTGTATCCAGGCGGCAATCCAAGGCTTGTGGCCAGGGTTGCGTACTGAACCCACGGCTTGAGGGCGGTTACCTTCACCGTGCCCACGCCGCCTACCACGTACAGGGTGCCAAAGCTCGACGCGTAGGTGGGGTCATAGGCCACGGCGTAAATTGTGCCAGAGACAGACTTGTCAGAGATGGCCCGGTACTGCTCCATGTCCAACACCTGGACGGGGTATTCGTAGGCGCCGTCCACGCGCCTGGCGGCCAGAACTTTCACGGGGCGCACGGAGTTGATCGTCGCGCCAACTCCCCATGTGGCAGACGCGGACGCCATGGTGATTGATTCATCGGACGCCACGTAGTTGGCAAGGCGATTGATTACCAGGCTGTCAATCAAAGCGTTGAGTGCGTCCAGGCCCTGGTTGCGCTGCGCCGATGTAGGCGTGCCCTCCTGGTCAATGACACCCAGCAGGCGCAGGGATGAGTCGATAAGGTCTTGCGCGGTACTGAGTGCCATTGTTGCTCCGCCTTAGTAGGTTGGTTTGCGCGCCGATATTTCCTGGCGCCGCCTCTCCATGAACTCGTCAATAGACATGTCGTCGTAGCTCTTCACGCCGCCAGCCCCTGCGCCTGTCACGGCAATTGCCGGTGGGCGAGGAGTTTTGGTCTGAAGTGGCGCGGTCGCCAGCCTGGCTTCGATCCTAGCAATTTCCATCCCAGCCAGGTGCGGCGGCATGGCCGCCAGGTTTGCCGCAACGTCTCGCCTGGTTCCAAGAAAATAGGCCACGTCCGCCGGGTTGTCGACTGCCATGATTGCCTCGGCCATTGTGCGTGATACCGGCAAGTCGTCCGTGAACACCCGCGTGAAGTCAGGGTAATCCTCGACAGCCTTGGCCTTGATGGTGCCCCAATGCCTAAGCAGTTCTTCCTGTGCCCGGGTCTCTTCCTCCTGCGCGTGACTCTCAGCCTTTGCGGCGGTGCGTGTCGCTATGGTGTACTCGGTCTGGGCTTCCGAGAACTGCTCAATATCGTGGTTGAAGTCTTCCAGCTTGGGCTTCTTCAGCTCAGCCAACTCGGATCGGGCCGCTTCCGCTTCCTGCCGGTAATGCGAAACCTTCGCCACCAAGTCTTTGAATCTCTGCTGCGCCTTGGGCTTCGTGATGTCCTCTGGCACCTCTACAGGTACCTCTGGCTCTGAAACGGCAGAAGCCCCCTCCTGGGGGGCCCCTTGGATTGCCTGCTCTTCCACGGGAAGGGATGCGTTCTCTTCGGACATGCCTACTCCTTAAGCGCGCATCGCCTTTCCCTCACGATGCGCTATTAGCCGTCGTTGTGGATACGGGCTGCCAGTTGCGGGCGCACGGCCTTGTAGCCGTAGAGCACGTCAATCCGGCACGGGAAAGAACGGTCAGAAATGGAGAAGTCTCGCACCATGGAAATGCTGATTCCATCCACAACCTGGCGGGCGGCAAAGTCGACACCTTCGGGCATAGGCAAGTCAGCAGTCACAAACGCGAAGGCATCACGATGGAACGCCATGGACTGGACCAGGGTTTCGGAAGCACCAGCCCCAACCTTGGTGATCGCGGCATTGTCGGCCGGAGAGCCGGTCACATTCTGGCCGCCGCCGGAGGTGACGATAGCCGGGTAAATGCCGATCTGGGTGGTGGACGTACCGGTGGTGGTTGCGCTTGCGCCAGTGCCGTTGCCGCAGAAGCCGGTGCCCAGCACGGGGGCCACGACGAATTGCTGCAACACACCAGTGCTTACCTTGGTCTCGGGATGGACACGATACACGCCAGTGATGGTGAACACGTCGCCACGCACAAAAGTGGTGGCGCCGGTATCGACGGTGATGTACGAGCCAGTCTGGGACGCGCCGTTCACCAGGTAGGTGGACGCCTTGGCGGCAGTGCCGGTGGTGTGAGGCAACAGCAGGGTGTTCTCGTAAACGGCATTGAAGCCGTTGACCTTGCCAATCACGCCATCCCGGTACTGCTTGGAAATGGTGGCCTGGTCGTGGAACAGACCCTTGGTGTCGTTGATGAACTTGGTGGCGTGGGTGGTGTTCAGAACCAGCACGCGGCCGTCATCCATGGGTGCCAGGTTGTCGGTCAGCATCTGACGTCCGGCAGTGACGGATTCAAAAGCAAAGGCAGCCGCGTCACCGTCGTACAGGTTGTACACGTCCTTGTACATGCTGATCGCGTCAGCCTCGATGTTGGCCGCCAGCCGAGACATGGCGGGCTCGAGGATGCGCTGAGAGAAATCGTCCAGGGACAGGGCCAGCTCAGTAGAGGTGAACGAGACGTCAACGCCCTTGACGGTAGATACGGTCAGGTCGACGGAAGACTCGGTGGTGTCCTGCGCTGACATGGTCAGGCCAGATCGCACCGTGTACTCGTTGGGCATGCGGATTTTCAGGGTGGGGCCAAATTTGCCTTTGACAGTGGCGCCGCCGTTTTTGAACGAGTCGTCGTACTGCTTGTTGCAAGAGCCGATGAAGTTGCACTTCTGGTGCAGGATGCGGGCCGCTTCACGGGTTACGGCCGTCGGGGTGAGCATAGTGTTTGCCATGATGTTCTCCAGATTGGTCCCGGTGACGAGCCGCTATCCGTCTGCATTGGGTGGCGAATCCCTGTACGCCATGCCGGCATGGTAGCAAAGAAACCAGTCGTGTCAAGCGCTACATTGATAGTGAGCACTCACTTATTGCAGCATGAACTCCGACATGACGAGAGCGAACGCCTCTTCATCGGCCATGGCAATCGCCACGAGCTCCGCGACAATGGCGTCACGGTCTTCCTGGGTAATTCCAGGGATGGCCATGGCGCCTCTTTTTGCGTAGTCCAAAGGGGTGAGCATAGGCCCGAGGTAATCGAACGATCCTGGGCTGGCTGGCGTGGGCGCCACGGGCATTTCCGTTGCCACCTCTCGCGCAACGATGGCCGCTTCTCGTTCTTCCTTGAGTGCTGCGTACCACAGCATCTGGGCTTCAGACTTGAACCAGCCGCCGAACGGCTCGTCCGCCTTGACGGCCCCCCACGAACCACCCCAGGCCGCGCCAAATGCCGCACCCCAGACGGAAGCCATCAGGCGGGCCCCCACGGGTCGGCCTCGGTGCCGCTGCCGTCAATGATCTGGCCGTTGACCATTCGCAAATCAGCATGGATCGGCGCAGCCTGGGCCGCTGCCAGTACCTCTGCTGCAACCGCGCCGGGAATATCGTCTGCGCCGGCAATGTACGCTTTGCCAGGGTCGCTTTGGATTGGCCCGTTGCCAACAGCGAATATGCTGCTACCGTCGCTACGATAGATGCGCGCACCAGAAATCACGCACGGGCTTGCGCTCACGTTCTGAATTTTTATATCAGCAACATCCACGTTGATGCGGTAATTGCTGGCATCCTCTGCTGCCATCGCGCCGTGGTAATAGCGCAAACCATCTGCCGTCATTTGGTTGTACATGTACCAGGCGTAGCCGCGCTGAGGTGTCGTAATGCCATCAAGATCGCTCAGGTCTATCTGCACATTCGGGAAGTCGGCAACGAATTCCGTGACAGTCGCGCCGTCAATGGCGTTCCCTTCGTAAACGACATCAGCAACAGGAGAAAGCAAGAAAGATGCGCCGGTGGACGATAGTGTTCCGAAGGCCTCAATGGTAGCGTCCGCATCCGTTCCGTTGACCCTGGCCATGCGCACGCGAATTGTTCTGTCCGCAGACCAATTGGCATTAAGACTCAATGTCGACCCAGCGGGTACGGAGTTGTATAGCTCTACACCCCCGCCTACGTCGTAGATCTGAATCCTTGCCCCTGTGTTGTAGCCGGCGACAGAGATACTCACATAGCTGCCTGAGACGTGGTTGATTACAACGCCGCTTGCGGTCGTACCGGTGAGCGTGAGCGAATTCCCTCCCATGTTGATGGTGCCGGTCCCTGTCAATCTGCAACCGTCCAGCACAAGAGCGGCCGACAGAGAAAACACCAAACCGTCGCCACTCGACATTAGCCGGCCGGATTGATTTTCTGCGCGGTACCACTGGAGCCAGTCGTACAGCTCTCTTACAGAGTGGTCCTCAGTCAACGTCACAACGCCTGACACCACGGCAATCCCGGTCAACGCAGCCACGGATGACTCGCTTAACTGAATAACCGGATCAGCCGTTCTCGCGTTATTTGCCGGGTCCAGCAGGTAGCCATAGTGGTCGACATATCCGTTAAACGGGATGTACGCAAGGCCATCTAGCCAGCACTCTCCTGCCGCGTTGCCACTCTGTCCGGTAAACACAAGGCGCAAATTGCCATCATACCCGGCTGAAGGCGTAACACTTAACGTAAACGCCTCCCATGTATCGGCTGTGTCCGGCATGGTAAAGACCTGGGGCGTTATTCCAAGTCCGGTCAGTGTGACATACGGCCGCGTGCTGCTGCCATAGCTGGAGTTTTTCCGCAAAAAGCCTTTGATCGTAATTGACTGGCCGTCGACAGCAGGAATAACAATATCCGGAAAACTGGTTGGGTTGGCTGTGCGCGTATTAAGCTTTATTGATGCGGCGCCACGATGTTTTGTACTGTTATCCCGCAGGAAATAACCAGTCGGGTAATACAACTCCTGAGACGTGACGTCGTTGTTCTTGTTTACAACAACCAGACTCTGTGACCAATCGGCGTCTACCCAACCGCTGGTTGTATAATTAGGAAAGTTTGTGTAGTAGGCGTTGAACATACAGTCTGTGAACGTGACACTCCCTACACCGGCACGTTGACCGCTACATAGATAAGCTTGCCCACTCCTGGCGCCAACTGGTGTTTCACCGCCGGCCCCAAAATAACACTCATTAAACTCAACAGAGTTACACACTGCCGGCACTACATCGTAGTCGTTTGCCCAGTGGTGGCATCTATTAAATTCAGGGTATACGCTTCCAGCTATTGAGTGCGCATTCAAACAGCCGGTAAAGACGCAATCGTTGAATACAGGCCTACGGCAACCCTCGCTATATGCGTGATTGGTTGCTGTTGTGCATTTATAAACAACAAAATTATTAATTGTTGGTACAGCGCCAAAATTACAGCGAATGGCTTCGTTGGCAACGTATAATGCAACGTTATCTAGCACCACCCTTGATTTGAAGTTAGCAAACCTGATGCCAGAGCCAGACGGACAATAGAATG